GACCTGAAATGGATCGATTCTGTCCGTATTGCGGTGGGCGCTCGCGTTTCTGGCCACCAAAGTCTAGGGACTTGAAACCATAAAAGCGGGACTGTGCGCCGCCCAAGTCTGGCAACGACACGATCCATTTCAGGTCAGACCATGAAACTAGGGACTTATTGATGTAAGCTACGTCGCCCATATTACCTTGCGGGGTTCGCGATGCTCGCGACTAGTTGCGTGGTATATCGGATCTGTTTGGGGTAAATCTTAGTTTGCAGCTGCCCGCTTGCGGTCAACGTCGGGGGCTTGACCTCGAGCAACTTATCGGTGCGCGAAACGGTCACAAGCTGCGCCGAGATCCAGCCTGGCGTGCGAAGGGAGTCATTCTCGGCATCGTTAGCACCGCGCTCCAAGCGCTTCGCCTCGGCTTCGAGAATGTACCCATCCTTGTTCGCGAAGATGTCATTTGAGAGCACTTGCCGCAGGAAGTTCTTCGCAATTCGCGTGTGCAGATTGAGAAGGATACGATGCGGCATCATATCGACGTCGGTGCCCGCGGGCGAGAAAACCCGGGGGTTCGTCACGAACACGCCTTCGGGCTGCGAACGCAACGTTACGAAGCCGTAGTCGTCGAGGCCTGGGTAGAGGCTCTCATCGTGGCAGTCGGGATTGCCGTTGGGATCTGCGAGCACGCACCCAAGACCAGGGCGGTCCGTGCGCGCAATATCAATGTTCGGCGTGACCGAAGCTTGCTCGATGCCATAAACTTGCGCAACGGGGCGCTTGTGAAGAAACCCAGTAATCGCATCGGTGACCTTGCAATCGCCAACGCAGACCGAACCGTAGTAACACGAACGGCCCGCGGCTGAAATCGCCTGCATCGCCGTCGCGTATGCGGTCTCTGTCTCGCCATCGAGCGGCATCCGTGTATTTGCGATCCACGCCTTTTCGCCGTTCGGCAGCGTCGAGAAATTCGCCGCGAACACACCGTCAATCGTAAGTGCCATCGGCGCATCAACAGCGCCGCAAAGCAGCACATACTCCCACGGGGACTTATTGAGAAACAACGCGTCAAGCGCCGTGAGCAGCGAGCCCGTGTTGAAGTTCGGCGCGTAGGTGCGAATACGAAGCACTGCGCCCGCGCCGATCGTTTGCCCGGCGCTTCCGAGCGTGAGCCCGAAGCCGCCCGAGTTTGGAATCACGATCGTAAGCGCAGTCCCTAGCGCGGTCGTCTGGGACCAATCGCTGTCAGTGCGCCCGTTCGAGATCGACGTGCGGTACATGATGCCGCTCGTTCCGAGCGTGCCGCCCGCGATGAACTCGACGACGACCTCGTAGTCGTCATCGGGATACGTGTCCGCGGTGACCGAGGCGACCGCGGTATTCGTCCCGCCAGGATACTCGGACGTGTCGAGCGTGCCGTGCGAGCCCGCAGCGAGCAAGCTCGCAGTAAGCGAGATCATTTCGCCAGAGACGAGCGTACCCGCAGCGAAATCGAGCGTGAGATTTGCTTCGCCAAGCGCAATAATGACCGAGTTGGCCGTACCGAGTGCCGTGATAACGCCGTAGGTTCGACCGCCGTCGATCGAGACCTGATAGGTAATGCCGGCAGTCGCGATCGTTCCACCCGTAAGAACTAGCACGTGAACCTGTGCGTTGACCGTCGTGGCGCTTGCGCCGTCGACCGTGACCGCGCTCGTCCCGTGTCCTGCGGTACGCGAGACCGCTCCAAACGCACTAGCCGCCGTGGCCGCTGTGCGAATAGCCAACACGGGCATCCGCTTCGAGCGAATCGCCTTCGCAGCCCATTTCGCTAGCGGGCCGCCCCCGAAGGCGGTCATGGCTTGCGAGGGCTGCGTCAACGGAGTCGGTGTGTTGAGAGGCCCGCTATTCGAGGGCCCCACGATGACGAGATACGCACCCGCCGCGGAAAATGCCGCGTTGCTCGAGTACAGTGCTGTTGCGGTTACCGATGGTAGCATTTACTCGGACTCCACGTGAGACACTTCGGAGTGATTACCGAGAGTGTCGGTCAATGCCGCGTTTGCGGGAGAAACATCGATAGTCGGGCTATCGTCGTCAATCATGTCCAGTATAGGCTGTTCAATCAGCCCTTGCAGTAGGTACTCGCGCCCCAAGATGTGTACGCCTTGCGGCTTCAAAATCTTGGGATTCTTGAGCACGACGGGCGAGCAATCGATCGCTGGGTTCTGCGAGATAAGACGGATTTGACGGATCACCTCGTGCAAAACACGAAATGCCGCGTGGTCATGCTTCGGGTCGTTCGCCGATTTCGCCGTCGGATCGTGCCCGTACACGTACACTTGAAAGGGCTCCTGCAGACAGTAGAGTGGCTTCGCGGGCTGCGCCCATTGCTTAGCGCCGACGAGCTCGCCCATGTCGCCATCGAGGGCCCCGGGCACGAATACGACGCGGCCCACGATGCCCACGTTCGTTTGCACGGCGGGGCGGGTCTGGCCCCAATCACAGGGGACTGAGACATGCACAACTGGCTTACCGTCGACCGTGACCGTATAGGCGAACGTCGCTTCGACGGCGACCTTCACGAATCTGTAAAGCTGTTCGAGGGCGTAAACAACTGCCATGGCTAGCCACCAAAAATCTTATTGAAGCGCTTCGCGAGAACCTCGCGGATCACAGCTTTCATCGGGCCCGGCAGAGACTTCCACGGAATAAGCGGGCGCCGGTAGCCCCCGAGCTTCGCAGAGCCACCGTGATAGCCCTTGGCGGAACCGACGTGATGACGCGCTTCGGGGCCTGAGACTGCCATCGTGATCGTTGTGCCGCTTGCCGTCGAGGTCACGGCATTAGCCGCATTCACAAGCACGGGCTGACCCTGTTTGCCTGCGGGCCACGCATGCCCGTACGGGTCAACTTGCGCCGCCACATTAGCGCGCGCTTTCGCGTGCAAAGCATCCGCGCATTCCTTCGCGGCGTCCTCGTCAAGCTGTTCGCAGCGCCGCAACTGGTCAGTGAATTCGTCCAGCTTTGCATAAAACGCCGCATTATCAGCCATATCGACGCCGTGACGCAACTGCGTCCCACTGACGATGCTTCCACGAGTACGGGCTCTGCTCCGAGGACGCCAACGTCTGCGGCTGCGTTGCCTGCTCGTCCGACGAGCCTTGCGCTCGCGGAAGCACAAGTAGCCCCGTCACAGGGTTAGCCGCTTCCGTGATTTGCGCATCAGCGCGCATCGCGGCCGCGATAATCTCGGCTTGCTGTTCGTCCGTGGGGCGTGTTCCGAGCGCTGTATACGCGCGCGGAGTGAGCAAGTCCGCAACCCACATCTTGACAATCTCGGGATACGGCTCCGAGAACGGCACGTCACCGCGTTTGATTAGCCTCGCGTCAACCCCTGCCGAGAGCGCCTCAGAGACTCGCATGAGCCACCCGGGGCGCTTGGCTTCGAGCTCTGCGGCTAGATCCTCATCGAACGGGGACCTATCACAGAACTCTTGGACTGACGCGAGGTAATTCGCCATGGTTGCAAGCCTGTGACGGTTTAGCTCGCGGGCGCTTGCGACTTGTAGATGAACTGCGGTTGGCCGACACCTACGAACATACGCATTTGGCCCACGGCCGCGACTTCATTCGAAATTGCGAGCTCGAGATTGATGCCGTTATTGCCGCTCGAAGCAGCGAAGAACTTGACCGAGAAGGGCTCATTCACGCCGACATTGATCGACCCGATGTCCGCTGCTTGGACGTTCTCCTCACACTCGATGTACCAGTCCCAATCCTTGAGCGCGGATTGCCCGGAGAGCTCGGGAAGAATCACTGGTTCGGACATGCCGAGCTTAGTGATAATGCCCTTGATCTCCATCGCGCCGCCGCCAGTCGAACCCGATTGAGCCGCGATGAACTGTGCGTTCAAAAGCGTCAAAAGGTTCTTTTGCAACTTCGTTCCTGCGATGATCGAAGTCGGACGCAGATAACGGGGCGTCAAGCCGTCGGCCATCTTCACCTGCGAAATCGCAGTGATGATTTCCCACAGATTGTTGAACGCGTCCTCAACGGAAACATTCGAGCCCGCGTCGTAAATCCACTCGCCTGTCGTGTGCTTCTTGAAGGGGCCCGCGAGAGGCCGAAATCCTACGTTCGTCGCCCCGCCGGCACCGCTGCCCGCGACGCCGACGAACTGATTGCAGAACGTGCCTAGACCCGTACGCTTGAAGTTGTACGGATGATCGCCGGCAAACAGCGTCTTGCTGTCGTAGCACACTAGATCGTGGCGCTTGCCGTCGATCGTCATGTACGACGAGATGCCATTTTTCAGGGCTTCGATCGCGAGGTACTGCGGTTGATACGCGGCGCGTGCGGACGTGTTCTTCGTCCACTGCGTAAGCAGCTGAATGCCTTCGCCGCCCATAATGCCCGAGCTGTCCAAGTCCTTGAACTTGAATTCGCTCGATTTCCAGCCCGTCTTGAAGACGTGATTGACGTAGCTCTGCTCACCGATCACTTGGTCTTCGAAACGGACCGCGCCGCCGTCTTGCCCGTAGTCAGAAATGACCGCGTTCTCAAGCAGGTTGACGAAGGTCTGCTTCAACGTAG